CACAGAAGGGTCTGGCAACCACATATAGGGGTCTATAGATGACAGAGCATTACCTTCAAATAATAAGCCGTCAACAAAGTTGCCTATTCTCTCTGTAGAAGTGCCTAGTTCTGACTCAGTAATTATAAGTGATTTAGTCAGTCTCTTTCCATATAATCTACGCCACTCAGGTATACCAATGCCTACTCCATAGCTTAGTGAGTCACGTAGAATAGTATGTATAGCCAAAGGCACTTTATTCTTAATACAATGGAGTCTAATAATCAACTCCATCAGCATTGCACCTACAGTATCATCATCCTCAACACCTTCATACTGAAATATAGGATCTTGAAAAAAAGCCATTGATAAGTAAGTTAATAAAGCTTCAAGCATTGAATAACTATAAGGGAATACTATACTAACAGGCTTGGTAGCATCTTTGTTTTTTAGCTGTTGTTCCTTTTCCTTCAAAGGCATATAGATAGTCAGTGTTCTATCTATCTGTCTCCAAGAATCAAAACGCTTGGAGATTTCATCTCTCGCCACTCTGGCACGCTCCCATATTCTAGATCTGAGCTTTCTATGCAAAGCGCTATCAGGGCGTAAATCCAAACCAGAAGGGTACTTGTAATTAAGATCCTTCTTATAATATTCATCTCTCCAGCCTGCAGGCTCACCAGTAACTATATACGGCATAGTTAAGTCCTCTATCCTTTAGTCAGCAAATATATTAAAGATGCGAAAAAAGCTCCACTTACTCCGCAAAAAACTCTCCAGATCCATGTTATGGATTTTCTAGTTGTATTAACCATTTCGCAAAATCCTTCCGTTCTCCCGTCTCCAATCAGAATAGAATTCAGACGACTTATTGACATATGATTGGCAAAGGATATATCAACAAGAATATTTAATTTATCATCAGACGCCATAGTCTTTATTTTCTCTTTATTCAAGGCTACCTCAACCTCATGATTATTAGATGTGCTAGCCACTAGACATACCTCCAATTATCTATAGGTTTCTCATAAGTGAGTTCTTTATACTCAGCCTCAGCATCCTTAGTATCAAAATCCGGAGGACTGAAATATCTCTCTCCTAATTCCAACATCTCAATTAAATAAGCCTCAGCATCCATCAAATCCCAAAGAGCAGAACGAGGAAACATTAACAGTTGTTGTTCAAGCTTTCTTATTGAAGCACAAGAGGCATTGTGATAAATATATCCACCTCTGTAATAAGGAACAAGCTCTTTAATACGAAGATCTTTCTTCATTCCACCTCTGGCCTTAAGCCAGATTATTTCGTAGAAACGTCCACGTCTGAACATTTCATTTTTAATAGGCTGTTTAATAAACTCATTGAGAGATGTCTCTTCAATTCCCAGTACTTTTGCATTTAACATCTGAGCCATACCAAATAGACTTGCATAGATTTCATCAGGATACATTTTCTCAGAAATGACAGATCTGATAAAAATCTTTGCACTCTCAAGGTCAATTCCTATTCCTATAATAGCAGTCTCAGCCGAATGAATCTTTACAGTTTTAGCAGGGTCAAGAAGGATTACTGTTTCTATGTTAGGATTTTGTTGAACATCTACATCGAGCAAAGGCAAATCACCTTCGTTTAATATTTTTCCATAAGGTAAGTTGTAGTATTTGAAATATTCAGATCTGAATGCTGCATCTTTCGTTGAAACAGGAAGGTTTCTAAGCTCACGAAAGAACACATCAGTCTGTCCGGCAGCTACATGCTGTTCCCATTCCTTTTGTATAGCATCGTCAGAGATAAATTCTGGAGCAGTTGATTTAAAGTCATCATCACAGGCTTCAAGCCTAATAGAAGCCCACTCAGGTGAGTTTAATAATCTTTGCAAGATAGAATCTTCATGCTTTAAAGTATCAATATAGACAATTTTCCAACTACTTGCCAATTTACCTATACGCGGAACAGCCTTAAGCACATCAGCGTAGAGCCACTCATACTGCCTCCTACGATATTCATCATTGACTACTTGTTCAGGATCTTCAAGGTCATCTATTACAATTAAGCCTGGGCGGTCATTCTTAAACAAAACACCACGAACCTGCTGTCCAGCTCCACGAGGCCATACTAAGGTATTATAAGCAACCCAGGATTTCTTACTGAATACCTCATCAAACTCAATCCTGCTAGGATCTCGTTGTTTGAAGGAACCGAAAAACGCCCTTATTTCCTTATTGGTTACAAGCTCACGGCGAAGGTTTTCAGTCTGAAGTGAAGCGGCATCGTGACTTTTGTTAATGTAGACAATAAAATCCGTGTAATGAAATAGAATCCATCTAGCCATTAAGGCTAAGGCAACTATAGATGTCTTACCATAGCCACGAGGAGCTGCTATGGCGACTTTCTGGTCAGGCCCATCTATTAAATCAAATATCTTTCCATGCACTTCTTCAGCAAAAGGCATATAGAAACGCTCTGGGAAGAAAGTTTGAGCAGTTACTCTAGTGCTGATAGCACATTGTTGAAGTATTATCTGTAATTCTGTATCCATTATCTTATCCATTCATAGACTGTGCAAAATGCTCAGTATCTTGAACTTTTTGTCTCCATCCTCTTGCATCAACTTTTGGCTTAAAATGGTCTATAATTACTGTTTTTTCATTATTCTTTTCTAAATTATTTACAGACTCTCTTGTGTAAGAAAAACTGTCTAATTCATAGACTTGATTACTCCTATTACCACCATGAACTACCATAAAAGCATAGGAAGGTGGAATAGTATATACTACATCAAAAAAATCTCCCATCCTTAAATGAACAGACTCGTAAATATCTGTAATTATTTCATCTTTTTGTACAATAGCTATAAAGGGACTAGTACGGTTTTTTGTATGAGGAGCGTAGAATGAATATACTCGACCATCAGGTGCCTGACCAAAGACTTGGTAATTAATAAGAAAACGTCTCTCACTCATTGTATTAGCCATAGACTTCATATGAGCTACCCAACCAGGAGTAACCCAATCATCTATATCTATACGAGCCATTATTGAAGTGCGAGGATAATCGAGAGATTTAATAATATCTTCAGGTGAGCCTTTATCAGTCTCTCTAGCCCAATTTTTTGATTTTTTAATAGAATCTTTCCACTGTGTTAAGTCGCCAGAGGTGTAAAGGAAGGTAATATTTAGACCTGACCAATCTAGATTTTTAATAGCTTTTGTAGCATTACAGTTTTCTGGACCTACAGCAAGATAAAGTTTAAATTCTTGGTCAGTCTGCGCCTTTAAACTATTAATAAAATTTCTTTGCATCATATCTAGATACTTTTGATCTATAATTCCTACATCATGAAGAGGTCCTATATCATTATAAATAGCCCTTGAGATAATAGATACTTCCATAGGTACTAATGGGTCAACTTTTATTTTGTTTCTAGGAAACCACATACAAGAAAATCCCCACTTAGATTCAAAAAGTTTACGTCCAACCTGTATTATATCATTATTGAGCTTACTCTTTTTATAATTTTCAGAGCGCATAGTTCTATCATTAAGAGCTATAAGATTCCTATCAGTGAGAGTGGCTATTTTCCATCCTGCTTTTCTCACATTCATTGAAAAGTCAAAATCCCAAGAACCAATAAAATATCTTATATCAATTATATTAGGAATTAGTGCAACTTCCTGACGTATTAACTGGGATGTTCCGCCTATAAGGTCAACCTCAACGAAATCTCCTGTTACTGAATCTACAGGAGTGCAGATTACTTTAGTTCCGTTGAGAGTTCTATGGTAAGCCAGCTGACTATGCATCACATCTACCATTCCAAAGTCCGGATGGCTCTCTAAAAACTCAAGTTCTTTTTCAAGAGTGCCCTGGGCGTAGTCCATATCGTTATCAGACATAAAAACGTAGGGAGTTTTGGCGGCTCTTTTCAAATTTATGGCTCTAGGCGGTGCTATTCCACCATTTCCAGTAGAGAAATAAATATCTTTTTCTACAAACCCTTCAGCCGCTTCAATAATTCTCCTCTTTAATTCAGCTGTTATCTTTTCATCTCCCTGAACATGAAGGCATAGATTAAGTGGGAGTGATGTAATCTTAGGTATGCCTTGAAGAGTTTTAATTAAACGCTCTTCGCATAACCAAGAGACAATCGCTACAGTAATTTTGGGTTCGTATATCATTTAATCTTCCTAAATATAGCTAATTTTATTTTTCAGGATTAGCTAGGCCATAAGCAGTAGCTCCTGGTATGCGACAAGTCGCGGCGCAGAAGAAGGTGAAGTTATCCAAATGAGAGTCACCTACCCCTATTAAAGTCTCGCTGATTTTAGGCCTAGCCAATTTACCCATTAGTTTGTTTATCCATTAAACGAACTGGTTAAAAATAACAACTACTCATTACTTAATTTTTTAATTAAGTATTCCTTTAGTTTCTTCAATAACACAGGGAGAAACTTTTGAGCAATATAAAATAATACTGCTCCCAAAATAAATACTACAATATAACTTAAAGATGTAAAAGGCATTTACTTTCCTCCTTTTATTAGTTTTATTTTGTCTACTGTTCTCAACGTGCCGAGACCCAGCATTCCAAACAAGAGAGTTAAAAGTTCTGCCATATCAAGTTTTGGTGCATCTGGAACAGCTTCCATAAATAGACTTAGTAAGAAATAAAGTAATGGCATCCCTATATAAGTGTAAAACAAACCACCTACACAAATCCAAGCAGCAGCTGGACGCCATCCTGACTGCCAGAAAGATTTACTTTTCGCATCTTCTGTATTTGTTATAGTCTGTGCTTTATCAACGTCACTTAGAAGTGTTGGAACTACATTCTGAAGTTCCTTCATCTTCACTTCAAGTTCGGCTAACTTCATTAAGTCAACAGGCACTTTTCCTCTTATTTGATTGCCAATAGAATTAACTAGTGAACTGGCTCCCTCAATTATATCACCAATATCTATCTCAACTATTCCTGCCATAAGACACTACCTATAAAGATTTTTTATATACTGTAGATTTACCACAGTATAGTTATGATTTTTATCTTTTAATTTTAGCATTCTATTGGATGTAGCACCAGCCCTATAAGAAGCATGTATCCAACCTTCTGGAAAATATTCTGCTATTAATTCGTAAAAAGGAAGTTGATTATAGATAAATTCTAAAATTTCAAAAAGTGTTACACCTCTATCTAAAGGTTCGGCATCTCCAGCCTCTCCAAGTAAGTGATTAGAATTTGCTGAGCCACCTACAAAACTATTAAGTTCTGGACAACGAAAACCTGAGTTGATTCTTATCTTACCAAAAAGATTTCTTACAGGCTGCCAGATAAACAATGCTTGAGCCTCGATAGCTTGCCACTGTTTTTCATTAGGCGAATTATCAATACCTTGACGTATAGCAGTTGTAGAATGCACGAATTCTTTATAAAGAAAATTAGTTCCTAAAATAGGAGAATTAAGATCTCTCAAAGACATAGCATTACCTATTCCTTAGGTGTAACATCAACTAACAATCCAGCTTCCTTAACAGCTTCTCGTCCGCGACTCTTAAATGATTCAATGTCTTCTTTTGATAAAGTCATATTAATAGATGAAGACTGAAACTTTGTAGGAGCTCTTAATCCTGAAAGCTCTAACAAAACTGTATCAGCCACATCTTTCTGGTCTTTTAAAGTAGCACTTCCATCTTCATTATCAAATATCTCATGATACTTTTCTAATGCCTTAGCAGTTAAAATCCTAATCTTTTCAGAAGTCTTCTTTGCATCTTCATCTCTAACATTTCTTATTTCTGCAAGCTTCTTCCGTCCCAACTCTGAATTAAGAGTCATAGAGACACAAGCCTCAGAAATATTAAGTATCTCAGCTATATCACACTGTTTAAATCCTCTCGCAGCTAAATTAATAATCTCATGAGAACGCTGCCAGAGGGCTTTAATCTGATACTGTTTTCTCGGCACACCTTCTGGAGTCCTTCTCAAATCGACATCTCTAAACTGAAAGCCGTATAAACTGTCTTTTACCACTTCTTCCATAATTTACCTATAAAAAATCTATTCTTATTATCTCAAGCCCATCATACCATAAATATAGGCAAAAGTCAACGTAATTCTTTGTGCATTTCATAATAGTTCATTTAATGATTAAACAAACTAATTAAATGTTCAACATTGTGCATTGTTAAAAAGATGGGATAAAATGTAGAGGAGCTAACCCCGCGTCCTATACGGAAAAACTCCCCCATTGAAAATAAAAAAAACTTGACATTTAATATTTTATTTGATATAATATGCGTAACATTTGATAAATGTTCATTGACGTTCATTGACAATCGAATAATTCAATACCATATTGTTATATACACCTGTTAAATACATATACGGAGGTATATAACAATGGAAATTAATGTATTGATTACAAAAGATGATGAAGGAAAATACTCATTAATAATGGTTGTTACACATGATGGTGATTCATCCGATAC